CCGCGCCGCCAGGGGTTCTGTCGAATGGACGTTCACGGAGAAGAGTATAACACAATTATCCGCACAACCGCCTAGTTGACATAATAGGCATTATGCGCAAGTTAAGGAGAAACGAAATGAGAGATCGTCTTGATAGAGTTGTCCGTGTCGGCGATGCCGTTTCGATGCGGTGCTATGATTATGGTACTGTCTTGCGTGTTATGGCAATTGACGATAATGTCATGTATGTCAAGCGGGCCTATCGTGGCCGCAAGATTTTCCCCATCCGTTTTCCCAAGCGGTCTTTCTGGCCGCGTTGTGATTTTACGATTGTTAACCGTTAAAGGAGTTAGTCATGAGTAGGAAACGCATCAAGATCGGTAAACGCCGCGCCCGCAAGGATTTTCGGCGCGGCCTCAAAACTGAAGTTAAGAACATTGCGCCGCCGCTTCAGCGTGGCGGCTATCGGATGTAGAAAGGAGGATAAAGTGAAGATTGATTGGAAGTCTCTTCTTAAGGAGATTCTGCGCGTGATTGTCGCCGCTTGTGCCGGCGCGTCCGTTGCTGGTTGTTCCATGTTCGGCCCTGTGGTCGGCATTTAACGCCGTTGTCTACATTGTTGGCAACCGAAGCCAATTCAAAAGGCGTAGGTTGTCAACATTGTAGGCAACTAAACCATGACATCATGAACTGTCTCCACCCCAGGATCGCATATGATACTGGCCGTCTGACGGCCAAAGGCAAGCGCGTCCTCACCTTCAAAGAGCCGCGCAATCTCGTGGAATCGCATCTGCCCTCGATGCTCGTTCCTTGTGGAAAGTGCCCAGTTTGTCTGAAGAAACGCCGTGCTGACTGGGTTTCGCGTATGCGCCTTGAAGCCCTCCAGCATCCCGTTAGCACTTTTGTGACACTTACCTATAACGATGAGCATTGTCCCAGACATCTTGAAAAGTTGGATGTTCAGAACTTCATCAAGCGTCTTCGTAATGTGCCCCGTGATTACGGCTTTCCGCCCTTTCAAGTTCGCTATTTCGCTTGCGGTGAGTACGGTAGGCGCACCCATCGTCCGCATTACCATCTTGTCCTTTTTGGCGTTGATTTGACCGCGCCCGAATGGATGCCGTATCTTACTGGCTTTAATCAAGGCAAGCCGCGCTATGCTTCCCGCGTCCTTGAACGGCTTTGGCCTTATGGTTTCAATGTCGTTGGTTCTGTGACTGATTCCAGCATTAAGTATGTCGCGAAGTATGCCGCTAAATTCTATGAAAAGAATGACCCTTGGAAGGAATTTAGCCTTAAGTCTATTGGTCTCGGTCGCTCCGTCTTCGTTGATGTGTCGCGCAAGGGCCGTGAATACCATTACCGCCTCCGCAAGGCGTTTTTCGACCGCTACCCCGATGGCCTCATCGCCCTTCCCGATTCGCATGGCGTTTCGCTCTGCAAGTGTCCTTCTTGTCTTGATGGCTATGCTGAACGGTTTGCCCCCGAACTTTACGAGGGGCAACGCGCTAAACGCCGTGCCCATGCCCTTCATGCTATTCCAGATATGCGCCTGCCCAGCGTCCGCAAGAGCATTATCTTAACTGATTTGGACGCCGAACTACGAAAAGGAGAACTAGACAATGCGTAAGATGTACGCTATCCGTGATAACAAGGTCGGAACCTTCGCCCCGCCTTGCCTCTTCGAGAATGATGCCACGGCAATCCGCGCCTTTGGCGACCTCGTGAGCCGTGACAAGGATTCGCTCATGCACCTTCATCCCGAAGACTTTTCCCTCTGGTCTCTCGGTCAGTTTGATACCGATACTGGCCGTATCGTCCAGACTACGGAAGACTTCCGCACGCTCGCCAATGCGTCCGATTTCATCAAGGAGTAGTCGCCATGTTTAGAGTCCGCAAATGCGGCTCTTGTGGGCTGGGTTTTCACCAGCCCACGAAGTGCCAGCAACATCTTTCCAAAATGTGTGACATTAACAACATGATTGCCCTCGCCATCGCTGGTGATACCTCGGTTATTCGCCGTGGCGGTTATGTCGATGTCTCGCAGATGCCGGACGATATGCAGGAAGTGCTTAATATCGGCAATCGCGCCCGTGAAGCGTATGAGGCCCTTCCTGCTGATTTGCGCGCCGTCTATCCGTCCCCCGATGTCTTCTTGGCCGCTCTCGGCAATCCCGAAGAGCGCAAGCGTCTGGAGAAGTTCGGCATTGTCAATCCTCCCGAACCGCCTCCTGCGCCCATCGCAGTTAAGGTCATTCCCGAAGGGAACGAGGGCGCTAAGCCCGAAGCCCACTCTTAATACTTGATGATATTATGAGTGGGTGACACAAAGCCCATTTAAGGAGTTCTAAAAATGTCATACAGTTTCGCAAACATTCCCCATGCTACGCCGCCTCGTTCGGTGTTCCGCCGGAATCACAACATCAAGACTACGATTAACACGGATTTCCTTTATCCGATTTATGTTGACGAATGTCTCCCCGGTGATGTGTTCAAGTTCAAGCAGCACATTTTCGCTCGTCTCTCGACGCCGCTCACGCCCGTGATGGACAACCTCTATCTCGATACCTTCTTCTTCGCCGTGCCCGTTCGGCTGGTGGATAAGGAGTTCAAAAGGCTCATGGGCGAACGCCCGTTTGGTGATGTGCGCAACGATTACACCGTTCCCCAGTTGGCCGTGACGCCGAAGTCTGGCAGTCTCTCTGATTACCTCGGTTTGCCGCTCCTCCCAGATGGCAAGTCGGTAAGCGTCTGCCCTTGGTGGCATCGCGCTTACAACCTCGTCTACAATGAATGGTTCCGCGATGAGAATCTGTGCCCCGCACGCCCGATCGCTGGGCTCCATGAGGACGGTACGCAGACCGAGGAGGCTGAATCCGATTACATCCTCTGTCGCCGTGGCAAGCGCAAGGATTATTTCACGGGTTGCCTCCCTTGGCCCCAGAAGGGCGAAGCCGCTGGTCTTCCCGTCAATTTCGCTGGTGCAACCGTTCATGTTCCCGAACAGACTTGGACGCAGTTTCAGATGTCCGGCTATGATGGTAGTGTAGGTATTGGCATTGGCTCTAATAATGTCGGTGCTACGACTACTAAGGCTTCCGCGTATATCGTTCCAATGTCTAGTGAGACTTTCGGTACGCAGATTCCCGCCAATTCGACTATTTCCGTTTTGCGTGATAGCATGGATATTCCCGTGACATTCCCGCAAACCGCTCAGGTCACGATCAACCAGTTGCGTGAAAGCGTTGCCATCCAGCATTTGCTGGAGACTGATGCCCGTGGTGGTACTCGTTATGTTGAGTTGATTCGCGCCCATTTCAATGTTGTTTCTCCCGATGCTCGCCAGCAGCGCCCCGAATACCTTGGTGGTACTTCCCAGCCGCTTAACGTGACTACGGTCGCTCAGACGTCTTCCAGCACGGATCAGTCGCCTCAGGGCAATCTCGCCGCGTTCGTGACTGCGAACAGCAATGCGTTTTGGACGAAGACGTTTACGGAGCATACTCTCATTATCGGCCTTGCCAATGTCCGCGCGGACCTCTCTTATCAGCAGGGCGTCCCCCGGATGTTCTCTCGGCGCACGAAGTATGATTTTTACTGGCCCGAACTCGCCAATCTCGGTGAGCAGTCCGTCCTTAACAAGGAGATTTTCGCGCAAGGTACTGCTGACGATGAGGAGACTTTCGGTTATCAGGAACGGTGGGCCGAGTACCGTTATCATCCCAATACGATTACTGGCCAGTTCCGTTCTACCGCCCCGGAGACGCTTGATTATTGGCACCTCGCCCAGAAGTTTGACAACCTTCCTACCCTCTCGCAGGAGTTCATTGAGGAGCATGTACCGATCGATCGCGTTCTCGCCGTCAATACCTCTGTTGCCCCGAACATGATTCTTGATGGTTGGTTTGAATTGGAAACGGCGCGCCTTATGCCGCTCTATTCCGTTCCCGGCCTTGGCCGTCTGTAGTTGGTTGGTTAACTGGAGTTTCGCCCTTCTCCTCAAAAAGGGCTTAAGGAGTTTTTATGTGGGAATCTATTGCTGGTGCTTTTGGTTCTGCCCTTTTGAGTGGGGCGGCTAATTCTGGTTCTTCTGCAGTCGGGTCTTGGCTTGGCAATACTAGCCGTGAGTCTCTTAACAAGAATATTTCGAAATCGAATTTCAAGATTCAGAAAAAGTACGACCTTTGGACACAAGAGCAGGATAAGGCTTATAATAAGTGGTGGCAAAATTATCTTTATGAACTTCAAAATAATGAGTATTATGAGTTGTCTAAGAAGTATGCCACTAATACGGCCAAATGGGCCGTTGATGGCCTTAAGAACGCTGGTTTGAATCCAATCCTTGCGGCTGGCAATTATAATATGTCGTCGAATCTTGGCAATGCTGGCCCTTCTTCCAGTCCGTCCGCGTCTACTGGTAAGGGTGCGGTTCGTGGTGCCGCCGTGTCTAGCGGTGGTTCTGCTGGCCCGGTTAATCTTGCCGCTCTTTCTCAGATTGAGGCAACTGCGAAGAGTAATGAGCGCACCGAAGCGGAGACGGATAATATCAAGGCTGATACTGACCTTAAGAAGATGGGTGGTACTGATTTTGGCCGCAATCTTATTGCCGTTGGTTCTCTTCTCGATGAACTTGGTTTGAAGAAACCGTTGAAGGAAATGGCCGTTAGTGCTTCTAAGTGGATGATGAATAATCTCGGTATTGCTTCTGATGGTGGTGCTTCTGCCAAACAACAGATTCAGCATGAACGACATCCGGCGGATAATCCCAATTATCCCGATGCTCATTTTCGTACTAATTCCGAAAAGGGTAAATGGGTGCAGGAGCAGATCGAGCAACTTTCTAAGGGTTCTCCCAGTGAGCAGGAGCGCGCGCGCCGTCTTCGTAATGCGCAGGATATTCGCCGCCGTATCTTTCGGCGTGAGGATTATCATCATGCCCAGCCGTATTTGTGATATACTGGTGTTGCTATGGAAAATTCTAGTGACGAGGTGGCTCGTACCGTTGTTCTCTTGGTTCGCCTTTTAAGGCTTCTTGTCTTGATTGGTGCTGGGATATTCGCCCTTTATGGTTTCGGTTTTTTTTGGGAAAAGTTGTGGCCTATTGACGTGATTCCCAGCATATGCTATACTGTCGGTGTCGTTCAGTTCAGAAGTTAACACAATAGGCATTATGTGCAAGTTGTGATTCCGCTTGCGGGCGGGTATCGGAACTGGTAAAATGACCACCAAACCAATGAGGTGCAATATATGAACGACGAACAGTTTCAGTCAGCCGCAGGCGAACCGGGAAACAAAGCCGCCGGACAAAACGGCGGCACGACGGCGCTCCGGATCTTCGACCAGGCGAACGGGATGAACGACTTCCCCGTCCTCAAGGCGTTCCAGGAGTACATCGAAGCCGAACAGGCGCGCGCGCGCAAACGGACGCTGGGGCTTTCGATTTTCTTCATCGTGCTTCTCGTCGTGGTCGTCGTGACATTCGCCGTGATCATGGCGGCGGTCATCAACCGTGACCAGCAGAGCCTCCAGGCGATCGCCACCCGGAACCAGGCCCTCTCGGACAAGCTGCTGGACATCGCGCTGCGCGAGCGGACGCCCGCCGCCCAGCCCGTCGTCAACGTGCAGCAGCCGCCCGCCGCCGTCCATCCCGACACTGGCGCCCAGGCGCTCAAGCCCGTCCTCGACCGTCTCGAATCCCTGACGGAGGCCCTGAAGAAGCAACCCGCCGGGACGGCGCCGCAGCCGGTTCCGATGGTCCAGCCCGCCGCCCCGCAGCCCCTTCCAGCCGCCGTCTCGCCGGAACTGCCATCCTGTGCGTCACCGCTGCTGTCATCCTGGCTGTCTTCCCAGTTCCAGTCATCCATGTCATCCCCGGACGAGGACGCCTCCGGCACTGCCTCGATGCACTGCAGCGCATCCTGTAAGTTCCGCTCGTCCTTGTCCACGATCTCCAGCCCGTTCAGATAGGCGGAGACGGACGCATAGTCGCTTTCTTTGCCGTTCAGCAAATAGGTGCTGCCCTCGTTGTTCCCCTCTTTCGGGTAAGAGGCGGCGTTGGTGTCCAGGGCGACATAATCCGGATAATGGGTCGTGTCAAACGTCCAGATGCTCATGCTCGGCCCGAAGTAAATGCGGAGCAGAAAATAGGTGTCGTCCTTTTTGTTGTGACACAGGGTGTCAAAGGCCGTGCCGCAGCCTCTTCCGCCGTCAATATAGGAGGAAAAGGTCATCTTTTCGCCGCGGTAGATCTGATAGAAATAATCTTGTCCATATTCTGTATCGTCGCGGTATTTGCCGATCTGCTCCGTTTTGCCGTCCTGATCGATGTCATAGGCATAGGTCTCTGTGAGCGTGCCTTTCGTCAACCGCTGGCTGTCCGGATCGGTATAGCTGCCCTTCGCCGGAAGGGTAAATGTGGTCGTCGCCGTGGTTTTTGCCGTGGTCTTTGCAGCAGTCTTTTTCGTCGTCCCGGCAGTGACCGCCGTGGTCTGCGAAGTTTCTGCCGTCACCGTCTCGATCTTCACGACGGTCGCCGCCGGCGGTGTCTGCCGATGCTGATAGTGCATCCCCAGCAAAAATGCCAGAGCGATCACTGCCAGAAGCAGCAGGGCGATCACGCCGAACAGCAGCACATTCC